CGCCTCCAACGGAGAAGTCACCGGCCACGGCTGCCGTGCTGAGGAACGTGCCTGGACCGAAAACTGTCACCCCACCGCGTATCGTCGCTGTCCCATTTCACACGTAGAACGTCGTCCCCACCTGCAGGCGCTCCTTGAGGTAGGCGTCCGAGCTCACGGTGACGTTGTAGGCGGTGCCGGGGCTGCCGAGGGCCGTGATCGTCCCCACGTACAGCACCGCCGCGGTGCCGGTCGAAGCCCGCGATCCGTACGTCGGGAAGGTCGAAGCGGAGATGAGGTCGAAGCTGCGGTTGATGCAGCCCCAGATCTGTGTGCCCGTCGCGTTCTGGCGGATCTTCTCGAGCACCAAAGGGCCTGTGGTGTCCTGGCACCCGGCCTGAGCCGCCAGGGCGCTCCCGGTGCCGGCCGCCAACAACCAGATCGTCAGGAGAATCCTCATTAGACTGCCTCCACGTAGATTTCAGCCATGCCGCTTCTATAGGCGGGTTTGTACTGGAGAACCTTGTATCTCTTGTCCCGAGCCAGGACGTTCTCCGCCTCTCCGAATGCCACCATCCCCTCGCCGGCTTGCTGGTTCGGATCGTTGGCGACCGTCTTCTCCTGCCGCGGGTCGTCGAAGATTGTTATCGAGACGACGTCTCCGATCTCGAGCCACGGCACGGCCCATATCAGGAGCCTGCCCTTATCCTTCGGGAGGTGCCTGCGGTCGTGAAGCGACCGGGCTCGCCCCGAAGCGATGTCGAGGTTGTTCGCCAGGTAGGCCCTGGGCAGCACCAACTCGCCGCCGGGCGGAAGGGCCCGGCCGTACTTGTCGATTGACGTTGGTGCCGACTCGCCGGCATCGACGCAGCTGTACTTGGCGAACTTGTTCCCCGATCGGACCGCCGCCACGTTGACGATGTCGTCGGTGCCGTCGTCCCAGTCGAGGACTTCGATGATCCCGTTTTCCTGGGTGAGGCTGACGACTGGATCGGCGGTAGCGGTCTTCGACCGGAAGAAGCGAGCCCCCGTGGTTCGGTCCCCGGTCTCGTAGTCGACCAGCTTCGCGTACATCTCAAACGCCGACGCTCCGGTCAGCCCACCGTGCGCCGCCAGAGCGAGGAAGACGTCGCTGGTCGAGAAGTTCGCTACGAGCTTATGGATCACGGGGCTGTCGAAGCCGTTCGGGGTGATCGTGATTTCGATCTTCAGGTACCGCTTCGGCGTGTGAAGCATCCCGCCGCCGGCGGAGATTTCGACGAGCGCGTCGTAGGTCACGTCGTCGTCGGAGCCAGCCGTCTTGTAGGTGACGCTCCCGCCGTTGAGGTCCTGGGTCCGGTCGAGAGTGCCCATCGCCGAGGGAGCGGAGAGCAGGTCGAAGGTGTACGTCCGAACGCACGTGGAGTTCGATACGGATCCGGAGGAGTCGGCTTCAGGAGACCAGTAGATGTCGTCGACCTCGTCGTAACCGAGACCTCCGGTGAATCCCCGGAACATGATGTAGGTGCTCGTCGTTACTTCGTTGTCGGAGGCGGACAGCACAAGAGCGCCGTCCTTGTAGACCTCGAAGTCGCCGTCGCTAGTTCTGGTGATCCGCCAGGTTCTGTCTCCGCTCGTATCTGTCTGCACCTGGGCGAGGAGTGTCGACGCTCCGCCCACGTACTTTAGGAGCTGGAGGGTTCCAGGAGCGGACCCGGTCGCGATGTTAAGCTGATAACCGCTCGTCGGAGTCTCGGCGACGTTAGACAGGCAGAAGCCGAAAAAGAGGTTTGCCGTCCCCTTGAGCCCGAGGAATTCCCAGGTGCCGTAGGCCTTCGAAAACGGCCGCCCAATAATCGCCTCATCGAAGGCCCCGCCCTGGATGATTCTAAGGCGGTTGGACACGACTGAGGCAGACCCTCCTGCCACCGTCCATCCGTCGTAGTTCCCGTCGTCGAAGTTGTCGACCAGGAACCACTTCCGCTGCAGGCTCCCGGAGGTCGCCAGGTGCGAGCCGTTGACGTCCGTCGCGAATGCCGTCCACTCGGCCTCGGAGTCGATCGTCTTCGATCCAGCCGTGTCGCCTGGGATGACGACAGGGTCGACCTCTCGGTCGGCCTCTGGAACGCCAGCCTCGGCCAGGATGAGCGCCAGAACAGCGGCGATCAGTTGGTTCCGGTACCAGCGAAGCAGGGAGCACTTCACCGTCTCGCCGGCTCCCGGGGCGGCGTCGGTCGTGATCGCGGCGCGGCCGGTATTTCCCGGGACCGCGACCTCGTTGAGGTTATCGACCGAGAAGTCCTCCTCGGCGAGGCTCGCGGCACCGACCTGAACGTCGGTCAAGTGGTCGACGCCGGTCGACGTGCTCTCGAAGTCCTTGTTGCTGCCGTCGCCCGTTGGCGGGATGCAGTCCTCAAGTGTGGACGTCTCAGAGACCCGAGAAGCCTCACAGCGCTCGAGCCGGAACGCCGACTTGCTCGCCAGCAGGATCTCGGCCACACCGCCCTTTCTCAGGCGCGGCTTCAGCGCCATCCCGGTGAAGATCGTAAGCCACTCCGTCGTTCCGTCGCTGAGCTCGTAGCCGACCTGGATCCTGAAGAGTGAGCGGTGCAGCTGGTACCCGTCGGTGGCGGTGCTATCGGCGGCCCAGACGCTCGGAGAGGCGGCGGACTGCTTCCATTGCCGCTGGGTGTCCTCGAGGAAAATCGAGACGACCGGCGTCCTATAGACGTTCTCGTTCGGGGTGTCGAGCTCCCAGGGAATCTCACTGAAGTCGACGAAGTCGTCCTCCTCGAGGACGTGCCAGTTCGTGGAGTCGGTCTCTGAGAACTCGTAGGTGAGCGTCGAGCCGTTCATGTAGGCCCGGTTGTAAAGCAGGCGCTGACGCTCGATCGTGCCTTGCTTGCGCTCCCAGATCTCCTTGAACTCCGCGCTGACCGGGAGGCTCATGCGCCGCCGGCCTCCTCGAAGTCGAAGGTGATCATCTCGCCGCCGCTCCTGCTGAGATGCACGTAACGCCGGTGAACGGTCTGTGGATCGGCCTGTCCGAGGTAGATGTTGCGAGGCTTGTCGCCGGGCTCGGGGTAGAAGAGGAACGGATCCGGGTCCATTAGGATCGCCTCGAGGTCGTCGGCCTGCGACTCCGTGAGGCCTGAGATCGCGACTCGAAAGTCCCGGAAATAGGTCTTCGCCGCAGACCTCCGAATGAAGGACCGCCTGGTCGAGTTGTCGTACATCCTCGCCTCGCGGGGCCTGACCCTGAAGGGCTGCGGCTCAAAGAGGTTCATCGGGAGCGGCGACTGCAGCAGGACCGACGCGGCGATCAGGCAGCCGATCTTCTTATAGTCGTCCTCGTCCTGGGTCGTGTGCGCGACGAGCTGGAGCTTGTCCGCGGCCACGGCGGTGCCGACGTTCTTGATAACGTAGTTGGCGGTCTGGTCCGTATAGTTGTACGTGGTTGGGTAGGTGCCGCCGTTGTCGTTCGATAGCTTGATGTCGAACGCTTTGAGGTTGTGTCCGAGAACAGCGATGAAGTCGACGTCGTAGGACGTCTGGAACCCGGGAAGCCAGAAGCCCGCGGTTAGGGTCTCGTCGACGCCGTCGTCGGCGTTGTCGCCGGACCACTGCGATGCCGGGTCCATGTCGAGCAGGCGCTTGCGGAGATCGGTTCCCGAGGACACGACGAGGTCGCCGCCCTTGTTGGTGTGGCGATTGATGTACGGCGCCGACAGGAAGACCGGGGGGGCCTTCGAGTTCAGGTTGAGCAGCACCTAGTAGGCCCTCCGCGGGCGGTAGGTGCCGCTGTCGATCGCTCCCTGGGCGAGTTGAACCATGTCCCGAGCGCCGGCCCGAAGCTCGGCCGCCATCACCCTGGCGATCTTCCGAGCTGACTCCACGGAGCCCAGGTCGACGCCCTGAATCGTGAAGTACTGCTTGATCTCCCGAGTGCCCATCGCCGCGGACTCGGCGGCCGGGATGATTCGCCCAGAGTGCCTCGGAACGTGGAGCTCAGGCCCATCCTCGCCGACCCAGTAGGCCTTGCCGGCCTCGGTGTCGCCGCCTTCCGCCCGCATCCCTCCGAAGAGGCCGCCGATGGCTCCTGAAGCGAAGCCTCCGGCAAAGCCGCCGGCGATGCTGTTGCCGAGCAGCTTCAGGATGGTCATCTGCGCGATCAGCTTGGTCATTTCGACGGCCAGCGTCCTGGCGAAGCTGACGAAGGACTGCTTCCCGGTCGCCCACGCCGCAGCCATACTGCCAGCCGTGGTCGCGGATGCCCGGGCCAGCGACTTCATCTCGTTGGCCATGCCGCGAGCGGCGCTCTCCGTCTCGTTCCCTTGGCGCTTGATGTTGCCGAGGAACTTGTCCATCTCGTCATTCGCCAGGGCGACGTCGGCCTCGAGGTCCTCGAAGGTCTGGTCGAACGCCTGGAAGTTGTCGACCGCTTCGGCCACATCTCGGATGGACTCCGCGGCCATTCGCTCGAAGTCGGCCAGACGTTGAGCCGACTGCGCGAGGCGGTCCGTCTCTTCGGCGGCACTGGAGTAGCCTGCGGCGATCGCCGGAATGTCGGCCTTCAGCTGCGCGAATTGCTGCCGCTGCGCATCGAGCTCGATACGCACCTTGGAGAGCCGCCGCTCGTACTCGTTGGCGATTCTGGTCGCCTCGCGGTAATCTGCGGTTCCAACCGATAGCCTGCTGGCCTGCTCCCTGTACTTCTCCGCCAGCCTGGAGAGACCGTCCTCGAGTTCACGATTCGAGGCGATCTGCGCCTCGACCGCGGCCAGCTGCTGACCCATGGTTCGCGCAACCTGGTCGCGCTGCGCCCGGTCGAGCTGCTCGGTGGCGGCCTTCAGCGCCAGCAGCTTGTCGGGGAGCCTACCGATCGTCTCCTCGTACTCGTCGAGCCGCAGGTTGAGGTCCGAGGTGGTCTTGATCGCCGCCATCTGCTGGCGCGAGGCTTCGGCCAGCGCCTCGGCCTGGGCCTTCTGCCCCTCGCGAGCCTGGAGGATGACGGCCACCAGGGCGGTCAGGCCGGTGACGGCCAGGCCGATCGGGCCGGCCATGCCGCCCATCGCGTGGCCGAGGTGCTCGACTCCGAGGCGGGCGGTCATGAGGACCGGTCCCATGTCCCGCGTGACGCCGGCCGCGTTGAGGAGGTCGCGGCCGAACATCTCGACACCGACGTGCTGGAACCGCTTGCTGTACTTCTCTTGGATGTCGGAGTGCTGGGCCTTCAGCAGCTGGGCGGTCTTGGTCGCCTCGGCCCTGGCCTTCACCATCGACGCCAGGAAGTTCCTGTCGTCGGTCGAGAGCCGGAATACCGCGCCGCCTAACTCCTGCTCACCCGCCACGCTTCGGCACCTCCTCGTACGCGATCCCGACGGACGCGAGGATATGCCGCCGCTGCTCCCGGCTCAGCTTCGGCTTGGGCTGACTTCCGCGAGCGTCCCGCTTCCACCCGCCGACGATCGAGCGGTAATCCTGGGGCTCGACCTTCGAGTGAGCCGCCAACGCGGCGACGTCCAGGGCTACGAGGTTCTCCTGCGCCTCGAGCTGGGGGATGGCGTCGTAGCAAGCGATCGCCACCGCGTAGGGGGTCTCGGCCCAGGTGCGCGGCGTGCCGCCGTAGAATCGCAGGAGCTGCGGCAGCATCGTCAGGAAGGTGCCCCCGCTGCCGGAACCGGCTCGCTCGCCTCCGCGCGCTCCGGCGCCCGCGCGGGCCGCAAGAAAAAATTGAACAGCTCGATGCACTGGAGGTCCGTCATCGCCACGGACCCGGGCAGGCTCGGCACCACCTGGCGGACGGCCTCGCGCACGCGCGCGAAGGCGGCCCTGCGCTCCTCCTTGGTGGCCCCGTCCTTGAACGCCTTCGAGACCTCGACTCCGAGGTCCTGAAACCCGAGCACCTCCTCGAGCGGCAAGTCCTTGGGGTCGAGGATCTCGTACTTCGTCCCTTCCACCTCGAGGTAACGGGTCTGCGTCCTGCGCGACAGCTTCAACACCTGCTCGGCCATGCTCCCTCCTGGGGGCTACGCCACTTCCAGCTTAATCCCGTTGGCCTCGCACTGCTTCCTGAGGCCATCCAGGTCCTGCATCGCCTTCCGAGCCGCCGTCCGGTGCAGCTTGGCGGCTCGCTTGTGCCACCTCGCGGACTCGAGCAGGGTCCTCGCCATTGAGGCCGCGACCTTGCCCGCGTCCATCGAGCTACAGAGCGTCCGCGTTCTGGACGACCAGCTTGCCGAACTCCTCGCCCGCGGCCGCGTCGAGGTCCTCGAGCGCGGTGAACTCGAACGCCAGGCCGGCGGGCTGGCCCTTCACGAAGACCAGCTTCGGCGAGCCGGAGACGTAGCCCTTCGGGATCTGGAACTGGCTCTTGAAGTCGTCCCCCTCGGGGCTCACGTCGCCGCGCACCAGGCAGGTGTAGAGCTCGACGTCCGAGCCCCGGCGCAGCGGGATGGACTTGGACCCCGGCACGCCGGACGCGGCGTTGACCGTGCTCACCGCTTGGTTGTTGAGCGCCTTGCGGAATTGCTCGAGGGACAGGTCGTGCAGCGTGAAGGTGACCTTGAGTCCCTCGCGCGTGCGGTAGGCCTTGATCGGGCCGGTAGAGCCGAGGCCATAGTGCTCCTCGATCGTCTGCGGCATGTCGACCGAGACGCCGTCCTCGCCGTAGTTCTTGGCGCCGTTGGTTCCCAGCTTGAACCAGTTCCCGGCCGGAACCGCGTCCACGTTCGGGAAGGCCTCGCCTACCGCAGCCAGGTAGACGGTGTACGGTCCTGCGATGATCTCGAAGGGTTCGCTCATGTCTCAGGCCTCCCTTAAAGCGAGATCAGCGCCACGGTGATGCCCGTGTCGTTGACCAGCGTGAACGAGACGTTCCCGTTCGAGTCGTTGAACAGCGAGGCGGGCAGCGGCCCGACCGCCTTGTCGCCGGAAGAGGCGACCACCTCCACCGTCTGGTCGGCGATCGCGAGCCCGCCGACGCTGCCCGGCGTGGTGATGGTCACCGTCGCGTTTCCGGCGCCCGTCTTCTCGAACAACAGGATGGTCTTCCCGTTGTTGCGGAACTTCCACGTCTCGGTCGACGAGATGAACATCCGAGTCGGCGTGACGCCGGCCTTCGAGCCCGTCTGGACGGTCAGGTTCGTCGCCGCCATCGAGAGCGCCGGAATCACCGCAAGCAATCCAGCCACGATCAGCTTCTTCATCCGATTCCTCCTAAGCTACCTGGGTTTCCGACGCCAGGAATTCGTACGACAGCACGACGTAAGGCCACTTCGTCTCGGGGTCGAGCAGCGGCTCCGACTGACCGATCGGGTCCAAGCTGTGGAGCAGCGTCCCGTCGTAAACCTTGCGGCTCATGTACTTGGTGACCTCGGCCACCTCGCGCGCGAGCCTGGCGGCCTCGAAGAGCGTCTCCGCAAAGCAACCGACCTGGATCCCGCCGCGGTCGAGCTGCAGGTGCCGGTACGGCGGGACGCCCGGGGCGCGGCGAACGACGAGAGACTTCTTGGGCATGTCCTTCGGTGCGTCGATAGGCAACTCCTCGCCGTAGATGCGGTACCCGTTGCTCTCGTCGCCGAGCAGGGCGCGCAGGTCCTCGCAGTCGGTGTCCTGCTTGTAGAACGTGATGAGCGCCAGGGTGACGTCCCTCACCGCGAGAGCTCCCAGCCGCGCTTGATGTTTCGGCCCAGCATCGGATGGATGCGCTCAGCGACCGGCCGCAGGGTCGGCGCCCAACTGCCGCCGCGCCAAGGCGGGAGCTCCTTAGTCTTGAGTCGACGCACCCGCCGGCGGGACTTGGCGATGCGGAACATGAGCTTCTGCCGACCGATGATCGAGGTGCGCGTCTGCGTGAACCTGGTTCCCATCTCGAGGTACCAGAAGTACTTGACGGCGGCGCTGCCCCAGAAGCCGGTAGTGTGTCCGCTCGACTCATGCTGAGCCGGGCTGACGATCCTGATCGAGCGCTCCGCCGTGCCGGTCCTGTTCGTGAAGGGGTGGGTCTCCTTCGCCTGCATGACGGCCTGTGACATCGTCTTGTTGATGCCGTAGGCGGTCGCCATCTTCATGCGCTTGATCAGCGCGTCACCCCTCCAATCGAAGTCAGCTGGCATCGCTGTGCCTCCGGAGAACCGCCTCGAGGTGCGACACCTTTCCGCCTTCCACCTTGGTCACCACGACGTCGACGAATAGCGTCCCCTCGAATAGCTGGCGCGATCGCCGGTCGGTGACCTCGCGGATCCTGTTCCCGATCTTGACTTTGCTCGAGCGGCGGAATAGCCCGACGATATGCTCGACGGGCTTGAGCGTCCCTCCGTCGACGGGCACGCTCTTGCTGCGCACGAAGATCGCGCATGGCTCGGCTGGGCTGATGATCTGCCAGTCCTCGGTCTTGCCGCCGTAGCCGTTCTTTGCGCCCTCGTTCTGCTCCAAGATGGCGCGCATGGTCATCATCGCCGCCACGCTCATGCCAGCGGCAGCCTCCGGTTCCGACCGGTGAAGGCCCGGAACAGCTTCTCCCTCTCCGCCTGGTAGTCGACGTGGTCGACCGAAACGTCGCCGAGTCGCTCGGCCCCGACGGCCGAGTACCGGACCGCCAGCCTGACCAGGTCCGCCAAGAGGCGCTTGCGTCCGGCCGTCTCGTCGGCCGGAACGAAGACGACCGTGACGCGCCCACGCCAGCTCGAGGCGGGCTGATCGTCGCCCTGCTTGCGCTGGACCCGGTAGCCGTCGTCCAGGAGCTCGTAATCGTTCGCCGCCAGCGGGTAGTCGGTTTCGCCGATGCGCTCGACGGCCGAGCTGATAGACTGAGCCTTCCGGTCGAGGTGGAGCATCTCGCCCCCTCCCCTCTTGACCTCGGTGGCCTCGGCCAGCGCCCCGAGCCTGTCGATGATCTCCTGGTCCGCGTCCTCAATGAGGCGCGTAAGCGCGTCGTCGCCGAGGTCGGTTTCGACGTGCTCGCGGATCGCCGACAGGCTTAGGAGCGTGGCCATGCGTTACTTCTTGTCGTCGGCCTTGCGGCCGGGCTTCTCTCCCGCCTTGTCCTCGTCCTTCTTGCCCGCCTTGTCCTCGTCCTTCTTGCCCGCCTTGTCCTCGGACTTCTGGCCGGCCTTCTCCTCGACCAGCCCCAGCTCGCGAGCCTTGTCGAGCGGGATCTCCTGGCCCTTCGCCGCGAGCAGGAAGCGGTCCTTGGCCTTCTTGTCCTTGGACAGCTTGCCCGCGGAGTCGACGTAGATCCGCTCGGTGCAGAGATACTTTCCCGCCATGCTCCCTCCCTTTTGCTTCTCCAACAGGTTGATCGCGAAAGCCATGCCTCAGATCCTCCTAGTCAGTCGGTCGATGCGTGCCAGGTCGTTCTCCGCCCGGCGCCTCTCCGACTTGTCACCGATCACCATCGCCAGGCTCCGGCGGCGCACCATGACCCCGGGCCACGTGGGGGCCAGCTCCTGCGCGCGCCGGTAATGCCGCATCGCCGCCGCGAAGTCGGACGGCATCCCGAGAGCGGCCGCGACCATGATCTGGCGGCCGACCATCTCGTGCGCGAAGGAGTCGTTCGGGTGCAACTCCGCGCCCTGCGCCGCGAACTCGAGGCATACCTGGGCGAGTTTCGTACGGTCCTCTGGCGCGACCTGGCGCATGAGCGCTACGATCGCGTCCAGTTGGCGGCCCAGGTAGTGGACCTCCCAGGGGTTGAGCTCGGCCGCGCGCGAGTACGCGGCAGCCCGGTCGAAGGCGTCCTTCGTCCGGTGCCCCTTGGCGTAGTGCCAGTCCGCCGCCGCCATGCGGGCCGAGAGGAAGAGCGACAGGGCCGCGGCTGCGACGTGCGGCCACGGGATCGGAGCCGGAGCCCACCGGGAGGACGCGACCCCGGCGAAGACCGCCAGCATCGCGGTCGCCGAGTGCGGTACCGGGTTGAAGATCGCCAGGACTGCGTAGGCCACGCACAGCGCCCGCAGGACGCGGCTATAGCGCGACTCCCGCCAGAGAGCCGCGGCGACGAGGACCCAGCCGGCCAGGCCGACCAGGCCCGAGGTGGCCAGGACCTGCAGGATCTCGTTGTGCGCGTGTCCCTGGCTCACGGTGGCGCTGCCGTGCGCCGCCACGAAGGCTGGCGTGATGTACTGCCTGAAGACCATCGGGAAGGTGCCGGGCCCGGTCCCGACCCAGGGCGAGTCGGACCAGATGGCGATCGCCGACTTCCAGATTTCCAGCCTCGCCACATCCGAGACCACCGAGATGGCCCGGGGGTGAGCCGCGAGTAGCAGGATGCCGGCCGCGCCGGCCACCAAGCGCCCGCGCAGCGGTAGGTAGACCGCCGCCCCCGCCAGGGCGCCGAGCAGCGCCCCGCGAGTGCCGCTCGCCCAGACCCCGGCGAGCGCCAGAGCCAGCGTGACCCATCCGATCCGTCTACCCCACCGGGCCAGCGCCGCGCCCACCACGGCCAGCATGGCGAGGACCGCCCCGAGGTAGACGGGACCGCCCTGCGTGGAGATGGACCGATCCAAGGCCCCGGCGACGGGTCGAAGCGGGTCGACGGCGGGGAAGAGGTACTGCCAGATCGCGTAGAGGCAGACGGGGATCCCGACCCAGGCGAAGGCCTCGGCGGCCTCCTCCGGCTCGGGGCCGAGGCGGGCCACGCCGATCACCAGGGCGGCGTAGAGCGCCACGGCGACGAAGGCGTCGAAGGGGTTGAGCCAGGTTCCGACGATGCTGTACCAGATGTCTCGCGAGTTCAGCGCGGCGACGGTCCAGCAGCCGAGGCCGATGAGGATGGGCCCGGCCAGGGTCGAGGCCATTTCGCTCGGGCGCAGCAGCAGCGCCAGCGCCACCAGGGCAAGCGCCAGCAGCTTGGGGAGGATGTAGGGGTCGGCGTTCCATGGCAGCATGAACGCGAGCGCCGCCGTCGCCACCGAGCCGAGCCAAAGTCGATTTGCCATTCGTGTCTCGCCCCGAGGGGGCGCCCCCGTTTTCCGAGGGCGCCCCGTGTTCAGGGCTCAGTCCCCTAGATTCCGCAGGGGTTGTCTCCGTCCGAGCATCCGACGTAGAAGACCGTCGAGTGCCCCGAGTCGTCCTGGTCGCCGTACAAACCGGTCGTGAACTTCACCGGGTTCGGCGGGAACCAGCAGCCGCGGTTCTCGCTCGTGGTGTCGTAGGTCGGGGTCGTGAAGACCTTCGGACTCAGCGCGTACTCGTAGTTCGCGTTGTGGTCCGTGGTTCCTCCGAGTCCGACGGCCTCGAGCTGGGCCGACGCGGTCGTGTCGAAGGCCATCGAGTACTTCTGCACGGTCCCGCCGAAGGCGCACACGCCGTAGAGGAGTCCCTCTCCGGACACGAGCAGCTTCGCCGTCCCGGTCGCCACCAGGCGCTTGACCTTCATGCCCATGAAGTCCAGGTTCTGGTGGATGCCGCCCCACTGCCCGGCCTGGGCGGGCGACTGGTTCCCGCTTTCCGCCGCATGAACCGGAGCGACCGCCAGCGCGGCGAGCGCCAGGGCCACGAGTCCGACCTTCTTCAGCTTGTCCATCGTCATCCTCCGTCGTATCGAGATTTCGTGCTACCAGCCCCGGGGCCAGGGGCTGGCCCCAGCCCCGGGGTGCGTCTCGGCCGCGAGCAGCCTTAGGTGAGGTCCACCTCCACGAAAGCCGCCGCGCGATAGATGACGAAGGCCCATCGGCCGTCGGCGCGGACCGCCTGCTTGCCCCTGACGAAGTAGTCGTCGTGGCTGTCGGAGATCTTCAGCGTGATCCCGCGCCGCTCGACCAGCTCGGAGAAGCGGAAGTCGGCCACGACCGCCGTCAGCTCGGCGATCGAGTCGGCCTGCGCGACGGGCAAGCCCCAGACCCGCTCCAGGTCCGCCTCCGACGGGTGGCCCCAGACGTAGGCCCCGTCGTTGGTCTTCATGAGGCGGATGCTCTCCCAGTCGTCGGGATGCATGATCACGCCGCTGGGGATCGCTCGCCCCGTGACCCGGACCTTGGTCATCGCGCGCCGCAGCGCGTCGACGGCCTTGTCGGACGCGACGGAGTTCCGCGCGTACGACTGCGTCCCGGACTTGTTGAGGATGCCGGTCAGGTTCGGCGCGATGCCGTCGCCGTTGATGATCTGACTGTCGAGCCTCTGTCGGATCATGAACGGCAGCCGGTTGTTCAGGTAGCCCTGAACCTGGGGCACGTCCTCGAGCTGCTCGTCCGTCACCGGAATGAAGACGGGGATCTTCCGCACCGTCTCGCTGCGCTCGGTCAGCGCGAGCGCGGCCTCGCCGTAGGCCGATCCCTCCGCCTTCTCCGTGGCGTTGTTGGTGAAGGTCGTCTCCTCCATGTAGACCACCGCGGCCTGGCTCGTGCGACCCGGAGGGATCAGGTCGATGACCTGGATGGGTCGCTCGGCCTTCTCGACCAGCCGGCCGGTCCGGATCGACTCCGGAGCCCAGCCCGCCGCGGTCTCGAAGAGCGTCTTCAGGTTGACGCCCGCCGGCAGCTCGCGCTCTTTGTTCCAGTAGAACTCCTTCAGCGAGGCGCCCTTCGGGACGAGCTGCGTGAAGGCCTTACCGATGGCGATCGGCTTGGGCTCCTCCTCGTCCTCCTGGTCCTTCTTCGCGGAGGGGTGCGGGAGGCCTCCGGCCTTTTCGCGCTCGAGCCAGGCCTTGTAGGCCTCGTCGGTCGAGCGGAAATCCTCGATCTCCTTGACGACCTTGGCGCAGTCGTCGTTCATCTCCCGGACCTTCGCGCACTTCTCCTCGTCGGTGCCCGAGATCTCGGTGACCTTCGAGAAGTCCAGGTTCTTGCCCGCCTGCTCGAAGACCTTCCCGAGCTTGGCCTGGGCCGCGGCCAGCTTTTCCTGCAGCTGCTTGAGCTTTTCCATGCTTGCCTATCCTCCTGCTAGATTCCGCTCTGCAACCGGAGGAAGCGACCGAACTCCTCTCGAGCAGCTGCGGTCACGGCTGACGGCTCTGGCTGTGCCACCGGCACCAAGAGCGCGGCGACTTGCTGGGCCGTCTTGGTCAAGGAGTCGGCGATCGCTGCGAGCCGCTCCTTGTTGGCCGCGCTCATCTCGCGGCCCTTCTGTGCGCGGATGTCGGCAAGCGACTTACCGCGGGCGAGGAGGTCCTCCACGGCGTCAAGCACCGAGAGAGCCTCGTCGCAGAATCGTTTTCCCTCGCCTTCCGGAGTGTCGGCGGACTTCGCCGCCACGGTTCCGGTCCCCTCGCCGGCGCCCACCAGGACCGGCGACACCTCCCAGACCTTGCAGCCGGGGGAGCCGTCCTCGCGGGGGCGCAGGAAGCGGACGTTCCGGCCCTGATGCTGGCCGGCGGCGTAGCCGCCCTCGAGGACCTTGAAGCCGTAGGACCACTCCTGCAGCGGCTCCCCGTTCTCGAGGTCGAACTTGAGCGCGGAGAGCCAGTCCTTGGCGGCCTGCAGCTCGAGGTTGAGCTGGATGTCCGCTACGGCCTTGTCGCCGTCCTCGCTGATGACGGCCTTTCCGATCGGCACGTGGTTCCAGTCGTGGACCGGGACCACCATCGCGTCCTGCTTCCCGAAAAAACCCGGCAGCGTCACGTCGCCGTCCTTGTCGACGACGTTGAGCGTGGCGATCACCGCTCGGACTTTGCCGCCGGCGGCGGCCTTGAGGTCCTCGAGTCCCACGGCGAACGACTTGAAGATCCGTTTCATGCGCCTCCTGAGAACGCCGGCACCAGGTCTCGGGTGCCGTTGGGGTGCTCCTCCGCGATCAGCCGGCGGGCCTCGGCGAAGGTGGCCGGCTGCCCGTTGATCCGTTGGCAGTCCTCGTCGGTGTCGCCCAGCCTACCGTCGATCATGATCACCTGGTCGATACCGTCGGCCGACTCGTACGCCCGAAGCGCTGAGTTGGTCTGAGCGAAGCGCGTCTCGGTCCTGGCCGTCACCTCCGCCCGAATCCGGCTCGAGCTCCAGCGGCCGGCTGGGATGGCCTCCTCGAGCTCGCGGGCGATGTCGACCGGACCCTTGCCGTCCTCTCGCCCCGCACGGACCACCTCGATCGCCCGCGCCCTGGCCGCCTCCGTCAGGTCCACCAGGTCGGCGCGGGTGCCGCCCTCGGAGAGCACCTCGAGCTGGACGTGGTCCGGCAGGTTGACGCCGATGCCCATGCCGGCCAGGATCCCGACGGTGTCGTTGTGGACGGCGACGAAGTGGGTGCCGAAGATGCCGCGTAGCTCGCCCCTGAGTCGAGGAACGTTGAGGCTCGAGAAGATGGTCTCGATCCGCAACTCGTCGCCCGGGTCCGGTGTCGCGGCGGCGACGGCCGCCTTTTCGCTCGCCAGGTAGGCCTGCGCCGCGGCCTCGCCCATCTTGCCGAAGAAGTCCGAGAGCCTGTTCCGCAGGCGCTTCTCGTGCTGCCGCCTGACGCGGTCCATGGCGCGAAGGACGCGGGCCTGCCGCCTGTCCAGTCCCTTGGCTTCCTTGGCCGGTGGAGGATCAGGCTCGGGAGCGGGCTCCGGGTCCGCGTCCGGGCCCTCGAGGAAGCCTCCTATCGGCGTGAAGTAGACGTCGTCGCCTGGCTCCACCTCGAGGCCGAGCCCGCGCTTGGCGACGGCGCGCTTGACCAGGCCGGCGTTCCAGAGTTTGGCCCACCGATCCGCCGCCTTGTTCTTGTCCTCCTCGAGAGCCCGCACGCTCTTGCGGTCCCAGGCCAGACGCTGGTTCTTGGCCAGCGAAAAGTCCTCGCGCAGCGAGCGGGTGAGCTCCTGCGCCATGAGGTCCTGGTTCGGGATGACGCAGTCGATCCACGCGATGCGGTGGAGCTCCGAGAGCGTGGCGCCCACCTTGGTCTGCTCCATGCCCGAGCCGAAGCCGACCACGGCGGCTGGGAGGCCGATCATCGCGCAGACCCGCTCCTCCGACACGTTGCGCACGATGTCGAGGTTCATCTTGTTGGGGTCGTAGCCGAACTCTTTGACCTCGGTCGGAGCGCCGAGTACCAGTGGGGAGCCCTTGTTGGAGCCGCCGAACTCGTCTTGTACGTACTCCTTGGTCTCCTTCAGAGCGTCCGGGCTGGAGGCGCCGGCATCTTTGGGCGAGATGATCACCCCGGGCACGCCGCCGTTGAGGAGGAGAGCGGCGACGAAGTTCGCGGACTCGTTGTCGTTGAATATCTCGCGCAGCAGCATCTTCATCATCGACAGGCCCTTGCGGACGTTGCGCGGGTCGAGGCCGTGGCGGAGGTGGATGACGTCCTGCGGGGCGAGGATGACCTGCGGTGTGCCGCCGCCGGGCGAGTACTCGTAGCGGTCGATGAAGATGGTCTGGTCGGTCTCGTGCTCCTTGGGCTCGATCATCCAGTGAGGCACGTACCAGAGCTGCTTGACCTGCCCGGCTTTGTTGCGGAGCTTGATCGCGTAGGCGTTGCCGTCGGTGTACCAGGAGATCAGAAGCGCGATCCAAAGCGCCGCGCCCGAGTAGAAGGGGTTCGGCTCGGCGAGCAGATGCGTGATCGGGTGCTGGAGGTCGAGCTCCTCCTTGTCCTTGGTCTCGGTGAGGACGCCCAGGCGAGCCTCGAGCCAGGCGCGCGCGATCCAGAGGATCGGCGCCATGAGGACGTTCGAGCCTAGGCCGTCGCCGACGTAGTGACCGAAGTCGATCTTGGTGTTGGGCAGCAGCCACCGCAGCCAGCCTCCCGAGCGCGGGTGCAGCATCGACACCAGGGCGGAGGCGGCTTTTGACAGCAGCGCGCGGATCACCGTACCGGCCTCCACTCGCCGACCGTGTTCCAGAAATTGATCGCCTGCGTGGCCGCGTCGACCTGGTCGTCGTTGTCGCCATCGGGGAACTGGCCTAGCTCGTTGATGAACTCCTCGACCCAGGGGAATACCTCTGGATCCGGAATCACGAGGTTCCCCGCCTCCTGGTACGGCTGGGCCGCGTAGGCGCGCGCAAGCTTGCCGCCCTTGGGGTTGACGAGGATGATCCCGCCGATCTCGCGCTTGAGGACGTTCTCCACGGCGGAGCCGTTGGCCTTGTCCTCCACCAGCTTGCGGTGAGCCTGTGGCCACCGGCGCGTGAGGGCTCGGAAAGCGTCGAGCGTGGCGGTGAAGGACATGCGGCCGCGGACCTGGTCGAGCAGGTACTCCCGCGCTCCCTTGCGCCCCCACACCTGGCCGACGACGAAGTCCGTGCCGTCGGTGCCCTTGAAGGTCATGTCCCAGGACTGGATCAGCTCGTCCAGATCCGAGGGCTGCGTGCGCCAGTAGCCCCAGAGCGCCCGCTTGAAGATGTTGCCCTCCTCCTCTGAGGGGGCCTGCTGGTACTGCGCGGCGTAACGCCGAGTTCCGACCGCGACCTTGGTCTTGGCCAGCGTCTCCTTGTCCTCGCGCTCCGGGCAGAGCGCGTCCCCCTCCTCGCGCACCACCTCGCGCCCGCTCTTCGGGAAGGAGATCACGGTCCGCCTCGGAGCCTCCGCCGGCAGGTTCAGGTGGAACCACCCGCCCTGACCTAGGAGGTGGGCGCTCAGGTCCTTGGCGTGGAGCCGCTGCTCGATCAGGATGATCGAGCCCCGCTTCTTGTCGTCCAGGCGCGAGTAAAGCGTGCGGTCGAAGTAGTCCCGGACCGCGCGGCGCTCGGCGTCGGACTCGGCGAGCTCGGGGTTGAGCGGGTCGTCGAGCATGATCACGTCCGCGCCGTAGCCGGTGACGCCGGCGCCGGTGCCGCGGGCCACCATGTGGCCGCGCTCGCTGTTGACGAACTCGCTCTTGAGGTTCTGGTCCTCTGCGAGCGTGAAGACGTGTCCCCACTTCTCCTGATACCGCGGGGAGCGGATCAGGAGGCGCCGGTCGACGTTGTGCTTGCTCGCGAGCGGCTGAGAGTACGAGACCGTGATGAACTTCTTCGACGCCCAGCGCGTCCAAGCCCAGGGGGGCGCGAATACCGAGCCGGGCAACGACTTGCCGATCCGTGGCGGGGCGTTGATGACTAGCCGGGTGATCTCGCCCTCGAGCGCGGCTTGGACGTGCTCGGCGATCGCCTGGGTGTGATACGACTCGATCAGCGGCACGTCCGGCTCGACCACGTCCCAGTGGCCCTTGAGGAACGGCCACAGGTCCGTCTGGTTGTCCTCGAGGCCGGCCGCCGTCTGGCCGAGCAACTGCGCGAGGTGGTTAGGCGACTGCATAGCCAGGCTCGCCGCGAGCGCCAGAGCTATCAATCCTCGTCCCCTCCCGGGGCCCCTACGTCGGCGGGCGTGGTGGGCACGATCTCGGCCGGCGGCAGCTGCTCCCTCATCTTCATCGAGAGCGTCTTCAGCTCGGCGGCGAGTGCCGGCTTGAGCTCGAGGTTGGTCTTGCAGTGCGGACAGGTGTCCGGGATCCGCCGCTTGATCGCGGCCACGACCTGCCCGACGAACTGCATGACGACGTCCGGGTCGAAGCCGTGGATGACGCGCTTCACCTCGTGCCAGCGCCGGCGGACCTTGGTCCAGAAGATCGCCGCGCTCACCGCCTGCGGCGTGCTGCCGGTCGCGATCCTGTGCAAGTTGGTCAGCACCTGCGCGTCAGCCTTGACGGAGCCGTTCTTGAGCTCCTTCTTGAATCGCCGCCTCAGGGTCGCGCTCGAGAGACCGACCACGACCGCGATCTCCTGCTGGGTGAGGCCGAAGCCGGAGAGCTGCTCCACCTGCTCGCGGATCTTCTTCGAGTACGTCATCAGAGTGAGCCCGCCATCGAGGCTCGAGGTTGGGCGCCGGCACGATGGGCGGCGCTGCACTTGTTGGGAGTCCGGGCGGGCAGAGATCGGCGCGGACCTCCGCCGAGTAAGGTCCGCGCCTGAAAAAGTGCGGCCTCCGGGCAAGGAGAGTAATCCCGGAGGCCGCTGGACATGAGGGCGCGAGGCCGCGCGCTCAATTCGGTGTTGGCGTAAAAAAAGGCGTTGCCCATGTCGTCATGAGCACACGCCTCGCGCCGTTGCGGGCCCGCCGGTTGTCCAGGCCGGCGGGCCCTGGCTTCACCCCAGTCTCTTTACTTCACGCCGGTCAGTTTAACCGAGCGTCGAATTTTTGTCACGCAAAAAGCCGTCCGGTTTTGTCCGGGTTTGTCCGGTTGTCGTTCGCGCTCCGGAAGAGCTCGGCAGTACGAGCAGAGGTCGTCCATGCCGACCTGGACGAAGGCGTTGTCGGGACGCCCGCACGCCGAGCAGTTCAGCACCGCAGCACCGGCGCGGTTGGATTAGCATCCCGAAAGAGCCACCAGTTTCCCGTTTGGGCCCCGTGCCGCAGCTCCGCCCACGGGCTTTTCATTTCCCAGGCTAGCTTTTTTCCGTCGAGCCTCCAGATTGCTCACCTCGTGCTCACCCCGAAGCGCGCGCACCAGGTGTAGAGCTGCGAGCGGCTCCCGCAGCCGTAGCGCTCGCGCACGTCCTTGAGCACCTCGTAGATTGCCTGCTTTCGGTGGACCCCAGCGTCGAGCAGGGCCCGCAGCTTCAACGCTGCCTGTCGTCTCGCGTTGTCTGTCATTCCCGGAAATCTCCTCGCGCTAGGGTTTGTTCGCTTCCCGGCAGTTCTCCACGTGGTACGGGTCCTTCCTCGGGTCGTAGGTGCAGCCGTAGGGGCATCTTCTGTCGCTCATGCTTTCGTCCTCGCCGTGTAGACCAGCTCGTCGCCCTCCCGCACGGCGACGATGCCGTTCTTCGGGTCCATGTTGACGACGTCGTCGTACTTCACCCGCGCCTGTTTGTCTGGCATCTTGTCGAGCAGCAGCCAGGCGAAGCGGGCGATCTTGTGGAGCTCGCGGTTGACCGCCTGGAGTTTGGCCGCGGCGGCGACGGCCTTCCTGAGCTCGCCGATGCAGTGCGTCGCCACGAGGTGCGGCCCGCCTGGGGCGTAGGCGAGGCCGCACGTCTGGCACGTGCCTCCGATTAGCGGAGCGGGCTGGCCATTGGCGGAGCTCACCGCGCCACCCACCAATCTCGAGCCATCGCGCCGAAGCCGCAGACCATCAGCACGAAAGCCGCGGTCAACAAGACGAACATGACCACGGCGTGCACGCGCTCGTCCCACGCGAGGATCGCGCACACGGACACCAGGACAACCAGCACCCCGGCGCCGACAAGGAAGTCCAGGATCATCGCCGCGCCGCCTTGGGTACCTTCACCGACTTGGCCCTGATGCGATAGACCTCGACGTCGAAGCAGGCCGTGATCTTATCCTCGATCGGCGGCAGCTCTCGGCCAATGCGGACGGTCTCGAAGCGCTCCGGCTTCGCCTCGCCGGGCAGTACGACGCTCGTCGTCTCGCCGCTGGCCAGCCGAGCGACCGCGACGTGCTTTTTCTCCCAGGCCGTAACGCAGTCGACCTTGGGCGTTCCGATGATGATCCACAGCGCGATAGTCTTCATTTGCTTCCTCCCGGTTTTTATAGTCGATCAGGCCTTACCCGCCGCCTTCAGGCACCACTTGCTGGGGCACTTGCCGTTGTGCCGGCCGCGGGGGCAGGTGAAATCCTCGGACTCGGAATCGGCGAGCTGGGCGGCTCGGGGCGCCCGGCGAGCTGGGCGGCTCGGGGCGCCATCGGAGCTGAGGCCGAGCGCCGCCTCGAGCTCGGTGCGGACGATGTCGCGCACGCCCTCGATGGTCACGGCCTCGGGCACGAGCTCGCGGATGCGGCTGTCCACGATCTCGGTGATGCGGTCCAGCAAGGGCAGCTTCTTAGTCGTTTCGGATTTGGGCATGGTCTCTCTCCTTTGCGTTTTGGTTGGCGTTTCGGTTTGCGGCCTGGTCGATGGCCGGCCTCGCGGCCGGTCCACCTCGAGTTTGAACGCCTCTCGCTGTTGAGCCTCGAGAGCTCGAGCGGCGGTTACGGCGGATACGGCCTTCCTCTCCGGCTCCGAGATCTCCACCGGCGCGGCCCCGCAGGCGAGGCAGCTGTAGAGCGTCACCGGCTGAGCGCCGCGGTGCAGCTCGCGGCTGAGCTGGTGTATCTGCTCGCCGCGGCAGACGCCGCACCAGTGGAGGATCTTGGAGGGAGGCTGGGTCACTTCGCCTTGGCCTCCTTCTGCTGTTCGGCCCATTCCTTCTCGGCTTCGGCCTTCGCCCCTTTCGCCACCTTGGAGCTGACGCCGAGCTCCTCGGCGAAGTGGTCGGTGTAGCTCGGGTCCTCGTTCAAGAAGATCAACAAGGCAAGCGAGGCGAGCTGCCCCGTGGACGCCTTCTTGAGCTTCTTATCCAGGTCCGTAGAGTTCTTCGCTCCGACGATCATGAGACCCTGCTCGGAGACGCCCCAGCTGGTGATCAATTGGTCAACCACGATCGCGAGCGCTTTCTGCGGCTGTTTTTCGGCCAGCTCGATCACGGCGTCCTGCACAGCGTTCTGGACCGCCTCGCCGATGAACGCGGCCTTCGCGTCGTAGGCGGGCCGAGAGACGGGCTGAGAGCTAGGCTGAGAGACTGGCTGCTTGATCGGCTTCGGCTTCTCCGCGAGCCACACCTCGCCCGTGCTCTTGGAGACGATCAGCGCCTGGTCGTCCTTGAGCTTGAGCGTGGCCGGGACCTTCTTCTTGGGCACCCAGCCCTTGAAGGTCTGGCCTTCCCAGACGTTGTAATCCTGGAAGAGGATTGTCTTGGCGCCGTGCTGCTTCTCAAGCTGATCTTGGACTCCAGCCCAATGCGCCGCCGTCTTCTTGTCGAAGCAGGGCGTATTGAGACAGCCGCCCTTCTCCGCACCGTCGAAGAGTTTGCCCTGGTTACCGGTGTTGTAGGGGCAGGCCGTGCAGGCGATCTCGTCGGCGAAGGGCTTATTGATCGGGAAGACAGCCTGGTCCAGGCTCGAGCCGAGCTCACGGTCCACCCACTCGGTGAGCTGCTTGGCGGTGGGGAGCTGCTCGTTGTAGTCCTTGGTCAGTGCCCGCGCGCAGACCTCGCCGCGCTTGTCGGTCGGCACCCTGAGGATCTGGTGCCCGTGCGCCGGGGTGAGTCGGCCGTCCTCGATCGCGTCGATGATGTTCTCGGGAAGCTCGAGCAGAGCCACGGCGCGGTAGACGTGGCGCTCAGACTTGTCGACCAGTTCGGCGAGGTCCTTCACGGTGTACTTGCCCGTCGTCTTGTCGCCGTTGGCCTTGAGCAGCGCCTTGAACGCCCTGGCCTCCTCGATCGGCGTGAGGTCCTTGCGGTGGATGTTCTCGGCGGCCTGGTACTCGAGGGCCTGGGCGTCGGTGAGCGCGAGCACACGGGCCGGGACGGCGACGAGGCCAGCCAGCTTGGCAGCGCGAACGCGGCGCTCACCGGCTACCAGCTCGTAGTCCTTGGAGCTGGTGCGCAGCGTGACCGGGCTGATGATGCCCAGGCTGCGGATGTTCTCGGCCAACTCCTTGATGGCCTGCTCGTCGAACTTCTTGCGGACGTTGCTCACGATGCGGATCTTGTCGAGGGCGACGGGGCCCTCGAAGATGACGGCGGGTGTGGCGGGCGGCTTTGCGGCGGTTGCAGTGGTCATGGTCTCTCTCCTTTTGTCCACGGACTGTTTTGCAGCGATTTACTGCGAAATCTTCGATTCCGTGGACACCGTGGACACGCCGTGGACAGGTTTCGTGGACAAAAACAGGGCCTATTTCCTTCATTTTTTCTATTTGTCCACGAAAAAGGAGGTTTTCTGAACGATACAGACCTACGCGCGATATACATATACGGGCGATATACATATACGTGCGTGACATCTGTATCGCGTGGGCCGTGGACAGCGTGGACATCTGCGAAAAATGCAGGCCGGCACTCACCAGAGTGTCCACGGGCGGCTCGTGGACGGCCGTGGACAGCGTGGACATCCGGGTCACTCGATCGCCTCCAGCGGGATCTCGACGCCGCGCCCGCGGGTAGCGCCGAAGCGAACGGAGCCGTCCGTCTGCCGCGCTCCCGCTACGCGCCGCAGGACGCGCGGCCAGCCCTTCGCCCAGGGTGTGCCGCGGAGGATCTCCGCCACGCCGGTATGGGTGTTGCTGATCGTGAGCCAGTCCTGGTCATTGCCCTGCCGGTCAACGCGGATGCCCATGCGGCCGAGGATGCCCTCGGCGTCGGGAGGGTCGCCGCCGCCCATGACGGCGGTCGTGCGGATGAGGTCCGCCACGGAGCGATCGGCCGGCCCGGAGCGCGTCTGGACTCTCACCGTGTGCTCGAGTATCCGGTTGAGACAGAGCAGCTCGTCGGTCGCCTCCTGTGTCTCGCGGGCCTCTGACCAGTCGAGTTGGCCGACCCACTCCCGCGCGTCGGCCGGGGCGATCGGACCGTCTTGATAGAGCGAGTACGCGCCGGCGAGCAGCGCGCCGACCTGGTCGCCCAGACGCTGCGAGCCGATCACAGCAGCTGCAGCGGCCGCCAGCGGGGCGGTGTTCGCGCGGATCACTCCGGCCATGGCCACGCTGCGCGCCAGGAAGCGCCGGGTGAACCCCTCCGTGATGGTCTCGGCCGCGAGCGCCTGGATCCGTTTGAAGTGGGCCTCCCGCTCGGCATCACTGCCCGGGTGCCTCTCGATCTCGAGGACTGAGACTCGAGTCGCGTCCGCGTGCTTCTCGACGCCGACCCCGATACTCGAGAAGGCGAAGCAGCTGCGGATCCTGTAGGTCCGCGGCTGGCCGAAGGCGGAGCCCTTGACGATCACGGCGCCGGTCTCGCTCGATGCCTGCCGCGCGAGCGCGAGGACGTTCTGCACGCGCAATTGAGCCCTCTCATCTTCTCCTTCAATTTCGTCAAAGGTCACCGGCCGGGCGTCGTGGCCGAGGGTCTGCCGGAGGCCCGCCTCAGTGGTCTCGGACTGGACACTCAGCCCGATACTGCCGAGCAGCGGGCGCAGCACCTGCTCGAGCACCCAGGTCTTGCCGGTGCCGGCCGCTCCCGTGAGCCAAATATGTGGCCGCCAGGTAAGGGCCCCGCAGACCGGGGCGAGCGCGCACCAGCCGGCGAAGAGATGGGCCGACACTGGCCGCTTCCAGGTGACGAGCTCTGCGATCTGGACGACGACATTAGCCTCGTCCGAGCCGAGCGGCGAGTCGAGGTCGAGGTCAATCGGCGGCGCCGCCTCGTAGACGTAGCGGCCCCCGGCAAGCGCGCCCACCGGCGTGCGGACGCCGCCGCGCACGAGCACGTCGCCCAGGTGCAGGACGGCTGACTGGGAATCGGCGTCCCACCACGCGCCGCGGCCGCGGATCCGGGAGGTGTCATAGACGCCGGCGGCGTGCGCCTGCTGGATGAGGGCGTTCGCCGCCATGTCCCAGGCAATTCCCTTCCGGTCGCCGTAGGCGCTCTCCCAGTACTGCATCGGCGCCAGGCGGAGGAGGTTGAGCTTTGTGTGTCCCTCGGCACGCAGCTCCACAACCTGCCGGGCGCCGCGGGGCAGGTAGAAGTAGCTGCCCTGGTTGTAGCCCAGGATCTGGAACTCCGGCGCTGCGGTATCAGCAGCGGGGCGGGGGGCGGCCGCCTCCTTCCGCTCCACGCTCTCGACGCACTTGTCCACCTGGGAGTGCGGGAAGGGCGGCTGACAGAGCTCGGCCCAGGCGTAGAGCGTAGAGCGGACGACGTCGAGCGGCATCTTCTTGCCGAGGTAGTAGCCCGCGAGCTTCGTGCAGGTGACGTCGCGCAGGCCCTTGCGGACGCCCCTGAGGGCCTCCGCCAGCCACTTCTCAGCTCCGGAGGGGTCGGAGCGCGGGTCGCGGCGCCGCGCGTCTCCTGGGCCGTTCTTGAGCGATTTTTGACGGATGAGTGACAGGAGCGCCTCGGGTGCGGCGGGAATCTGCGATATACTCGAGATTCGGTGATCCCAGGTATAGACGTGCCCGGTCTCGTGGACGCTCGGCGGCGCCACCACGTAGCCGCCGTCGCCTCGGATGTCGACCTGGCAGACCGGCTTGCCGTCCGGCCGGCGCTCCTCGGAGGCGAGCAGCTCGACCCCGTTCGGGATCGTCACGCCGGCCGGGACGCTGAGAAAGACGTGCGCACCGCGGGCCGTGGCCGACCGAGGCGCGTCCTGAGGCAGCTCGACGCCGGCCGCGGCGAGCAGCTCCTCGGCGCCCGGGCCGTCGAAGTCGACCGCCAGGAGCCCGGCGCCGGTTGCCAGGCCGAGATTGCGCTCGCCGGCGCCGAACCACTTCGAGAGATCCGCGAGCGTTGGATCTTTGGCGACGGCTTCGGCCCACCGGAAGCCCCGCTGCGGCCGCTTGGACCGCGGCCCGAGCGGGAACGGTCGCAAGCCCTGCTCTAAGTAGTAGCGGGCGAAGGCGAGGGTGTCGGGAGCGCCGGGGCGGGAAGGCACCTAGAGAGCCTCCACGATCGCGACGGCTTCGGGTACGGAGGTCGCGAAGCCAGCCAGCCCGCCGGCGAGGCGGACGGCCGCGATGAAGTCGGCCTGCTGCTCGAGGCGCTTTCGGTCCGTGCGGACGCCCGGGACCTTGACCTCGATCGCTGTGAACACCGCGAGGCGCTTGCCCACCATGGCGGGGGTGACGATGATCGAGCGCCAGCCGATCAGGTCAGAGGAGCCGCGGCAGAGGCCGTACTCGACTTTTGAGCCGTCCGGGTATTGCGCGATGCCGACGTTGTTCCTGAAAATTCTCGTATCAGTCCGTCCGCCCACCTCCAGCCGGATTCGCTGCATGATCGGTGTCTCGGGGTTGCTCACTGGTCCTCTCTGTCGAGCTGGGGGTGGTATAAGCGGCGGCGGAGTACACGCCGAAGGTGCGGCAGCAACGGCTAACGCAGACCAGCTCGCGGCGCTCGTCGGATGGCGAGCCGGTCCACTCAAAGCGGTGATCGCAGTCGAACCAGGCGGGGGCCTCAAGCACGCTCACAGTAAATCCTCCAAGCCCACTGGGAGCTGTAGCCGAGCTCGCGCGCGACGAGCTTCAGGTCCTCGTAGGTCCGCGCCTTCCCGATCAGCCGGGCCCGCTCGCGTCGGATCGCGTCCTTGTCGATCGGCACGAGCTCGCCGTCCACCTGCTTGGGACCGTCGGTGTCAACCACGTAAACATGCCCACAGGCCGGACACGCCGGCGCGGGGCGGTGGCAGCGGTAGCACTTCGGGCACTGCCGGACCGGGACGGCGGCCTCGCCGATACCAGCGCGCCGCTTGGCCCGCCCCTCAAGCGTCCACTCGCGGGGGTCGTCGGCGAAGCCGAGCCCGGGCCGGAAGCAGTTGCCCGCGTGGTCGAGGACGATCGCCCGCGGCTTGGAGCTCGCGGCGATCATGGCGAGCCGGCCGGCGCGATCCAGTACTGAGTCCACCGGGCACGCTGGGCGCAGCCCGCGGCCGACCTGCTGCAGGTATACCGCCAGGCTCTTGGTCGGCCTCAGGAGGATCACGGCCACGATCCCGGGCACGTCGAAGCCCTCGGAGACGAGGTCGCAGCTGGTGAGGACCTGGATCTCGCCCGCGGCGAATTGAGCCAGCGTCCTCCGGATCTCGGCCAACGGCATCTTGCCGTGGATCACCGCGGCACGCCACCCGGAGGCGGCGAAGTCCGCGGCGACGTCTTGGGCGTGGCGGATGTTGACGCAGAAGGTGATGGCCGGGGCGCCCGGGCAGAGGCGGGCGTAGTTGTCGACCGCGTCCCCCGTCACCTCCCGGCGGTCCATCGCTTCAGCCAGCTGCTGCTGGTCGAAGTCGCCCATGCGGGTCCGGATCGCGGACAGGTCGACCAGCTTCTTGGCCCCGTGGTACTCGGGCTCCACCAGGTAGCCGTCAGCGATGAGCTCAGCAATCGAGGGGCCGAGCGTGATCTGCTGGAATACCGAGCCGAGGCCCTGGCCGTCGGTCCTGACGGGCGTGGCCGTCACGCCGAGGACGTGGGCGCTCGGGTAGGCGGCGAATATCTTCCGGTAGGTGGCGCTCACGGCGTGGTGAGCCTCGTCGACGATCAGGAAGTCAAAGGCGTAGCGGTCGAGGCGGCGCACCAGGGTCTGCACCGAGGCGACGGACACCAGGTCGCCGTAGTAGCGGCGGCCGGGGGCGATGATGCTGTGGGTGACGCCGCACTCTCTCAATTTCGATGAGGCTTGCTGGAGGAGGTTGTCGCGGTGGACCAGGATGCAGGTGCGGGTGTCGGACGCGGCGGCCAGCTGCGCCATGGTCGTGAACTCGCAGGTCTTGCCGCCGCCGGTCGGCAAGCAGTGCAGGACGAGTTGGTGGCCGGCCTCGAATGCGGTGTAGATCGAGTCGACGTCGCGGGACTGGTAGTGGCGGAGGATCACGCGCGCGACCCCTTTAGCAGCCGGTCGTAGAGTACGACGTTGACCGTGGCCGCGAGGTTCATGCATCGGTTGGTCGGGACCTTCACCTGGCGGTACTTCAGAAACCGCGGCGGAACGTGTCCGTCCTCAGGTCCGAAGATGTAGAAAGCCGCGTGCGGGTGCTTGAACTCCCGCAGGTCCTGCGCGGCCGGCGTGAGCTCGACCACGATCGGCTCGGCGCCATAAGGGATGGCGCCGGCCAGGTCGTCGATCTCGAGGACCGGAATGTGGCGCTCCGTCTTGAAGGTGTTGGTGCCCGTATGCTTGAAGCGGTCGCCCTGGATGGCGACCATCGCGGCCTCGTAGCAGAAGGCGGCGCGTAGGACCGAGCCGACGTTGAAGTCGGTCTTCGGGTTGAATAGGCCGATCGCAGCGAATCCTCTCATTTCGCCGCCTTAAATCCCCTGCACCCGCAGGCGGTCCCCGGCTTGACGCACCGGGCGACGCTCCAGCAGGGTCCGACCTTCGGGCCGTTGACCTTGAGCGCGGAGTGGAACATCCTGGGGCAGCCGCACGCGCAGAGGGGCCCGTAGCCCCCCCCCCATGGCGTGCTGGCGGTTGAACGTGTCGGCGGGCCTGATCATCATCGTCTTCCTCCGAAAGTGGGCGCCGGGCGGGCCGGCGCTGGTTGTTGGTTGGTGGGGCCTTTGGCGGCGGTGCCCCGCATATCGGCGAGCTGCTTGGTCAGGTGAGCGACCTGGCAGCGCAGGTGCTCCTTCTCCATGAAGCACTTGTATTGGGCGCAGCCGTCGTTCTCGGCGGGGCGGATGCGGCGAGGTTCCCAGGGACGAGTCATCGGTGACACCAGCAGAGGCAGCCTTCTGGCTCTAGGCAACCGGCGAACCGAACGGAGCCCAGACAGCCACGCCATTCGCATTCGTCGCAAGCCCATCCCTCTTGGTGCTCGGCCCGGTCGAACGCCTCGTCACCGCCAAGGTCGATGTCTAAGCCCGGACGCAGGTACAGCTTGCCGACGAGCTCGACGACGCGCTCGCACTGCTCGACGTTGAACTGCGCGATGTGGGCGCGCCCAGGAGGCAGCTCCATCGCGCGAGCCAGCCAGGCGTAGGCGGCCTTGCGGCTCATCAGCCCCGACTTCCAGAGCTCGTCGAACACTTCGTGCGCGCGTATCCGCGCCGGGTTGACCAGCGCCGCGGCGTCGACCTGCATACGGACTTTCGCCATGGGTCAGGCCTCGGCCTCGACGAGCTTCCCGCCCTTCAACTCGTACCAGGTGTCGGCCTTGATCTTCTTGCCGTCGACCTTGGCCGTGCGGACGCCGAGGACCTCGTACTCGTTCTTCTCGTCGTCCCACTTCCATTCGGCGAGCACGATCCAAGAGCCCTTTGCGGCCTTAGCCTTGTTCTCGATGCCCAAACCCGCCGCTATGGCATGGCGGCCGGTCGTCGCCGCGTTGGCGTAGTTGCCGGTCGTCGCCGCGTTGGCGCCCTCGCCGGTCGTCGCCGCGTTGGCGCCCTCGCCGGTCGTCGCCGC